CAACAATTTCAAAAAACAGAAGATCTTAAAAGTTCTAAAATTAACCAATTAAATCAAAAGATTTTAGAAAACAAAAATAATATATTAAACATATCCAAATCTGACAATGTAGAGGAACAAAAAAAAGAATTAGAATCCTTAATAACTAAAAAGGAATCTAAAATAAAAAAATTAGAAAAATTATCAGAAGATTGTCAAAACGAATCTCTTTCTCTTTGGAAAAACAAACACGAATTGGAATCAGAGATTAAAAACATCATTAAAGAAATTGATAAATTAAAAAACACCAACACATCATGTCCTACATGTAAGAGAGATTATGATGTAGATATAAGTCATCTTAATTGTTTAAGAGGAGAATTAGAAGATAAGTTAAAAGATTTTCAAATTAAATTGAAAGACATTGACAAAAACATTAAAGGCCAGACTAGTGGGTGTAATAAAATTAAAGATGCTATAGAAACTTTAGAAAAAGAGCTTAAAAAACATCAAAAAGACAAACAATCTTTGGCTTTAATATCTCAACAAATTAATCAATTAAATGAACGCAATACAGAACTTGAAGAGGAAATTTTAGAATTAAAAAATTCAAAGAATGAATTTGAAGTATTGATAGAAAATTGTTCAAAAGAAATTTCTCTTTTAGAAGATGAAATTTTAGACCTTCAAAAAAAATTAAATATTTTAGAATCAGCAAAATATGTAGTGTCAGAAGAAGGAGTCAAAACATTTATTATTAAAAAAATGCTTAATCTTCTCAATTCTAGATTAAATTTTTATCTTCAAGCTTTAGAGGCTCCGTGTAAATGTGAATTTAATGAATCCTTTGAAGAGACCATTTTCAATGAAAGAGGGGTAGAATGTTCTTATTTTAACTTTAGTGGTGGGGAGAGAAAAAGAATAGATTTAGCTATTCTTTTTATGTTTCAAGATATTCTAAGAATGCAAACAGGTACTTCCTTTTCTCTGAGTATGTATGATGAATTGTTTGATTCAGCGTTAGATGAAAAAGGAGTTGACAAAATCCTTAATATCCTCAAAGAAAGGGTCAAGTCCTTTGAAGAAAACATTTATATTATATCTCACAATAAAGCTTCAATAAAAGTTGGAATAGACAATGTGATTCTTTTAGAAAAACAAGACGGAAAGACTAGAATTGTTCCAGAAATCATTTAATATTAATATATGACTACAGAAAATGAAAATTATCTTCTTATAAGTGATGATGGTCCTGGATTTCACACTATAGAAGGGGAAGGAGAATACCTCGGCTATCCGAGTGTTTTTATGAGATTGTTTGGATGTAATTTGACCTGTAAGGGTTGGGCATCTCCAGACTCTCCATGGGGTTGTGATTCTTATATTTCTTGGTCAAAAAAGAACAAGTATTCATTTGATCAAATGTTTGAATTTTACGAACAAAATGGATTAATTCATAATTTGCGCCGCGGCGATCTTTGGAAAATTACTGGAGGAGAACCTATGCTTCGACAAAAACCTCTTTTAGCATTTGTTGAAGCCTTCAGAGACAGATACGGTTTTTATCCACGAATTGATTTTGAAACTAATGGTACCATCATGCCAGATGATAGTTGGTTTATTAATCACGAACCAACCTATACTGTTTCACCCAAATTAGCTAGTAATGGTGATCCAAAAGAAAAAAGATATGTGTTAGAAACACTTCGCTTTCATGTAGATAATTTTTCTTGTTTTAAATTTGTTATTAAAAATGAACAAGACATGCAGGAGTTGTTTGAAAATTATATAGAACATCCTCAACTTAGATTAGATCCTAAAAGAATTTGGTTAATGGTGTGTGCAGGTTCTCGCCAAGAACACATTGAAAATGCTGAAGCTGTTGCTGAATTGTGTAAGAAACATGGATTCAAAATGTCACCAAGATTACATCTAATGGTATGGGATAAAGCCTTGAAGGTCTAATTGATTTTAGTACATAGTTTTCTATATATCTTATGGCTTTAAAAATTAAAAATTCCTCAGCACCTGTGGAGTCTGATAATACCAACAAAGAAGGTTCTCAAGTTGTTTATCAGTATGCCCCGGTTACAAAAGGAATTCCATATCTTCCAGTTGGAGCTCCCTCTCACACATTGCCACAATACAATTACGTAAAGGCAACACCTAAATTCATTCCCAAACCAGAACCAGTTCAAATGAAAGAAGCTGGATTGCCGAGATCTATAAATTACTACGCTGATTATGGTGGATGCGGATTTTGGAGAATGATTTGGCCGGAAATGGCCATTAATTCATATCAAAGGGGATGTATTTCAGGACTTACTAGTATGGTATTAGATCCAAGATTTTATTATGGACTCAAATCCATTCGTTTACAACGTCAAGCAACTCCTACTCAAAACTTATTTGTTAAAGAATTGGCCAAAAATAGAGTTCAATCTGGTTATAGATTAATTTATGAAATAGATGATATTGTTTTTCGAAATGATATTCCTGATTATAATAAATGCAAAGATGCCTTTGCTACAGTAGAAGTAGAACAAACAATTCTAGATATTATTTCTCAAATGGATGAAATGACAGTAACATGTCAATACATGAAAGAATATTATCAGAATAAAACTTCGTGTAAAAAAGTCACAGTTATTCCCAATTATCCACCAAAATATTGGTTAGGTCATTATTATAACAGAGAAAGAATAGCTAAGCTTTACGAACAACATAAAAAAAGACCTCGTATTTTATATGCTGGGTCTGGGACACATATTGATGTTGCTAATCGTAATGGAATGAAAGATGATTTTACTCACGTTGTACAAGAAATCATCAAGGCTCGAAAAAAATTTAAGTTTGTATGGAAAGGTACATTTCCATTAGCAGTAAAACCATTTATTGATTCAGGAGAGATGGAGTATGTTGGCTGGTCTGCTCTTCCAGACCTACCACAACATATGTATAACACCAATTGTAATGCCACATTTGCTCCGCTGACAGATAATATTTTTAATAAATCAAAAAGTAATATTAAAATCGTTGAATCTGGAGCCTTTGGCATGCCCGGAGCCTTTCAAAATCTTTGTACATACAAGGATGCTGATGTAAAATTTGACAGTGGCTCAGATTTAATCTCTCAACTAGAATATATAACAGCTGATCAAGATAGATATATGAAATTATCTGATAATATTCATAAATTCACAGATCAATTATGGTTGGAAGACCATATAGCTGAATATGAGGCTATGTATTTTACTCCGTGGGGTTCTAGAGAGCGTAACATGCTATCTCCACGAATAATTAAAAACAACCCCGAACAAAGGATTTGATTTTCCTACAATTCTCATAGAGAATTATTGCATGTATCGCAATGTTTTTTATGATGCCGCCAAGCAATGTGTTCATTTGTGGACTTGGGATGAAAGTGGCAAGAGAGTAAAAATAGAGTCAAGCTATGAACCTCATTTGTATGTAGAATCGGTACATGCATCTGATGCAGTTTCTATTTTTAATACTCCTCTCAAAAAGGTTAAGTTCAAAAACCAATTTGAACGCAACAAGTTTGTCAATGAAACTCCAATTAAAAGAATTTTTCACAATTTAAGTTGTGAGCAAGATTTTTTATTAACTTCCTTTAAAGATGAGATTCACAAACCAGAATTTATATCTCAACCATTAAAGATTTTCTTATGGGATATTGAAACATATAGTCCTGGAGAATTTCCTGACCCTCAACAAGCCAATGATCCTATCAATCTAATCACCATTTATGATACCTTGAGTGAAAAGTTTTATTCATGGGGCTTAAAACCATATACTCCTAAAGATAAAAATGTCGTATATGTACATTGTAAAAAAGAAACAGAATTACTACAATGTTTTTTAAATTTTTGGGAGAAAGATCCACCAGATATGATGGTAGGTTGGAACACTGAAGGCTTTGATGTTCCGTATGTCATGAACCGTCTTAATAGACTTCTAGGTGAGGAAGAAAGATCTCGACTTTCTCCGGTAAGGTCTATCTACTATAGAGAAAATGTTGCCATGAATAAATTTGGTAAGATGATTAATCGATGGTATATTCGCGGAGTTAGCAACATTGACTACATGGAAGTGTATAAAACCTTTGCTCGTGGAGATAGAGAGTCTTATTCCTTAAATTACATCGGTGAATATGAAGAAGTGGGTAGTAAGACAGACATTGGAGGTATAAATCTAGCATCATTATCAGAGTCTGATTGGGATCTTTTCGTAGACTACAACATTCAAGATGTAAGACTCCTGGTTCTCATAGAAAACAAGTTAAAATATCTTCGTCTCATTCGAGCCTTGTCTTACAAAGGATTCATTCCATTCGAACAAGCATTGGGTAAGGTGTCCATGATCACTGGAGCCGTAGCTCATCAAGCAATGCTACAAGGATATCGCATACCTACCTTCAAAAATGATGGCATTCGAGATGAGTATGTAGGTGGATACGTTCATGAACCAGAAAGAGGTTTATGTAATTCTGTGGTTAGCTATGATGCTAATAGTCTATATCCAAATACCATCATCTCTTTGAATATATCACCAGAGACTAAGGTGGGTAAAATCATAGATTCAGAGAATGGTGAATATACTATTAAGCTTTCCAATGAAAAGGTAGTCACCTTAAATGAAGAAAAGTTTAATAGGCTTGTTCAAAAAGAACAATTATCAGTTTCCAAGTACAATGTTTTGTATACTCAGAAGTTTAAGGGAGTGGTACCCAATTTAATTGATCGTTTATACCAAGAACGTGTAGGCGCAAAAAACAAAATGTCCGAGTTAATGGACGTTTCTATCAAGACTACAGACAAAATAGCCAAAGAAGAGCTGGAAGCCGAGATTCTCAATCTAGATACACAGCAAAATGTGTTTAAGTTGGTACTAAATTCTATTTATGGAGTATTTGCCCAGAAGTATTCACCTCTTTTTGATATAGATCACTCAGCTAGTATCACCTTAACCGGTCAAGCTGTAGCTAAACAAGCATCAGAAATTGTATATCAATATGCTTTAGATAAGGGATTTAAGGGTGAAAAGAAAGATGTATATAAATACGGCGATACCGACTCCGCATATTTTTCTATAGAACCTATTTTACAGACACTCAACATCAAATTGTTAGCAGATGGAGTAATAACTCCTAAGGCTAGGGTTATTATTAAGGAAATTGATTCCCATTTAAACAAAGAAATTATTAAATGGGCAGTTAAAGACCTAAAATCAACAGACGCCAGGTTTGTATTTAAGCAAGAAGCTATATGTGATGTAGCTTCTTTCCAAGAAAAGAAGCGTTATATTCTTCACGTTATTGAACAGGAGGGTAAAAAACCTAAAAAAGCTTTTAAATATGTTGGTGTTGAAGTAGCGAGGTCTTCAATCTCCATACCAGTTAAGAGTTTGATTCAAAGGGTTATTGAATTGGCCATGCTTTCACAGGATAAAAAGAAGGCAGACACTATTTATAAAGAAGCTTATGAACAATTTTGTGGTATGCCAATAGAAGATGTGGCCATACGGAGTAAGATTTCAGATTATGAGAAGCAAGAAGCAAAGATAGACAAGGAAGGACGTATAGGCAAAGGAACCCCACTTCATGCTAAGAGTGCTATTCAGTATAATAGTCTGTTAAAGCACTATAATTTAGATAATAAATACGAATCTATAGGCAGTGGAATGAAGATCAAGTATTTTTATTCAGCTAAAAATAAATTTAATTATAAAAGTATGGCATTTACAGAGAAATATCCTAGTGAACTAAAGGATATTGTAAATGTAGATTATCAAACTATGTTTGATAAGATTGTTGTACCACCTTTAGAACGCTTTTATGATTGTATTGGTTGGCGTATTCCACAGGTGGGTAAGGAAATTCAAACAGATTTATTTGATTTATTTGGAATTTGAGTCAATAATAAACCACATTATGTTAATAGCACACGAAGCACCGCTTAGTATCATGGAGAAAGTACAGTCTCTAACAGATTATGACTATTGTTTAGTACATCTCCTAGAAGAATCTCTAGATTATTTGAATTTTTTTCTCAAGGCTAAAGAGAATGGTCGCAAAATTATTATGGATTGTAGCCTTTTTGAGTTGGGTTCAGCATTTGATCCACAAAAATACTATAATTGGCTTTTAAAGATTCAACCAGATGAGTATATTGTTCCAGATGTATGGCAGAATTGTCAGGCTAATTTAAAATCTTTTACAGATTTTACTAACAATTTTGATATTAAAGCTCTTACTGGTCGTTCTATTGGAGTTCTTCAAGGTAATACATGGTCAGAATTAGAGGAAGCCTACTTGTTTATGCACAAACATGCTGATAAAGTGGCTATAAGTTTTGGTTATGACTTCTACTTGGATCTGTATAAAGATGATGAAGGGCTCACCAAGGCAGCAAAGTTCAGTGAAGGCAGGGTCACTCTAATTGAAGGTTTGATGTCTAATGGTGTTTTAGATATTGCTAAACCACACCATTTACTTGGATGTGGAATTCCATTAGAATTTCAATATTACAAATCACAAAATTTTAATTTTATAGAAACTATTGATACTTCACATCCAGTTATGTCTGGACTATTTGGCAAAGACTATAATGAATCTATCAATTTAGAAAATAAAATACCTTCTAAAATGGTGGAGGTATTCAATCGAGAAGTTAATGAAGCTCAGACAGAATTGGTTGTTAAGAATATTAATAAGTTCAAAGAGTTATGCACACTCAAATAGTAGCAGTTACTCAACCTTATATAAGAACTGACGATAATATTAGATTTCTTAATGCAGAAGAGTTTATTGTTTACTGTGCTAGAGTATCAAACCCAGAAAATCAGTTAAACATTAACACTTCAGACAAATTAATCAAGTATTGTATAGAGCATGGACATTGGTCTATCTTTGAACAGGTTAGTTTCACCGTAGAAATACAAACTAGTAGAGACATATCTGCTCAAATCATTCGTCATAGAAGTTTTTCTTTTCAAGAATTTAGCCAGCGATACAGTAAAGCTACAGGATTAGAGTCCTTTGATATACGAAAACAAGCTGAAAAGAACAGACAGTCTAGTACAGAAGTTTTAAATTTGTCTAAAGAAGATGTAGAAAAGATAAAAAATCATTTAATTTCTAGTGTAGAATTGTATAATGATCTTCTTTCTAAGGGAGCTGCTCGAGAAAGTGCCCGGAAATTACTACCTCTATGTACAGAAACTACATTGTATATGACGGGGAATGTAAGATCTTGGATACATTACTTAAATTTAAGATGTAAAGAAGATACACAAAAAGAACACAGAGACATAGCAGACTCTATTAAGAGAGCCTTCACCGAATTGTTTCCGTTGATATCTACAGCTCTTTGGTCTACAAAGAATTCTCGTCTAAACACTAATTCGTTAAATTCAAATATTACTTGTGAAGATGGATGTAATATAGATCACACCCACAATCTACAACCAAAAAATTTAAACACTGGACTTGACAAATTATATGCTTTAGTGTAATATCTTTATATGAGTGAAACTAACAATCAAAACAATATAATTGTCTTTTTAGATACCATTGGCCGAACCCTTGTAGGTGAACGCTTGTCAGAAACAGATGAAACAATCCTAATTAAAAATCCAGTAATTCTTAATGTTGTTCCATCAGATGGAGGAAAAATGTCTGTTCAATTGTTTCCTCTCTTTTTTAGAGAGTTCTTAGCAGATAAAACAGAATCTATTTCATTTCATTTCCGCAAAAAGTCTATTTCTCTTTCAGACATTTCAGCTTTAGATTTTAGGTTATTGGCTCAATATTCTCAAATGTTTAACAATGCTAATCTTTTTGTTCCAGAAGAGCCAGCACCAAGTGAGTCTGTTGTTAACCTTTTTGAAGAATAATTTATGAGTAAAGCCAAAAAAGATCATCCAGCAGATGTTTTAGCGGCGTTTAAAGTTTTAGATGATCTGAATCCAGATGCCACTTTCTTGAATGAAAGTGCTTTGTCTAATATTAGTTCTTTTATTGACACTGGGTGTATGGCTCTTAATGCAATCATTAGTGGATCCCTTCACGGAGGGGTCCCTAGTGGTCGTATTACTGGTTTTAGTGGCCCTACATCTTGCGGAAAAACCTATATTATTAATAAAATTTTAGCCAATGCTCAAAAGGCTGGAAGATATGTAGTAGTTTTTGATACAGAAAATGCTGTTGATGATAAAGGTGCCACTAATATGGGTTTAGATACCTCTAAATTAAAGTATTGTCCAGTAGAAACTGTAGAACAATGTCGTAATCAAATTAGTCAATTTCTTGATTCTGTTTTAGAAAAGAAATTAAAGGGTCAATTTATTATTTCTATTGATTCTTTAGGCAATTTGGTTTCAACTAAAGAAATGAATGACGTAGCAGCCGGCAAAGAAGCCGCAGACATGGGATCAAGGGCAAAGGGTCTTAAGAGTATGTTGAGGGTTCTTACTCATAAAGCTGCCAAAGCAGATGTTCCTATATTGTTTTCTAACCATGTTTATGATAATCCAGCTGCCATGTTTCCAAGCTTGGTAAAACAACAATCTGGTGGTTCCGGGCCTTTGTACATGTCCACAGTTTTGGTACAAATGGCCGTGAAGAATGAAAAATCTTCTGGTAGTCCTAATGGAAATAGAGAAGCTGTAGATGATACTACTCCTTTGTCTAAAGACATTAATGGTGTTACTTTGAGAGCTTTGACAACCAAAAATCGTGTAGTTCCTCCCTTCATGGAGACAGAAATGTATTTGAATTTCCGCACGGGATTGGCTAAATTCTCCGGTCTATTAGATATGGCAGTTGGATATGGAGTAGTAGTTCAGAGCGGATCAACTTTTGCTCTTGCTGATGGAACCAAATTGGGTTATTATAAAACCTGGAGACAAGATGAGGAGATTTGGAGTAAAATCCTACCACAGCTTGAGATCAAGCTTCAGTCAGAATTACAATATAAAAAAGAAAATCAACCTGCAGAAACAGAAGATATCGACGAAGAATAACATGAGTACTAAATCTAGAAAAAGTGTTCAAACCATTAAGAGAGGTAATGTTACAGTTCGCAAAACAGTAACCATTACCAAAACAGTTAAACCGAGAAAGAGAAGCTAATCATGACTCAAATTTACGAATCTACTAAGATTATAGAATTAGGAAGTTGTGCATTTAGACAATGGAGAGCTTCTCATTCTCATTGTAAATTTATTCACGGTTATCAACTCAAAGCTAAATTTTGGTTTGGATGCAAAGAATTAGATGATAAAAATTGGGCAGTAGATTTTGGTGGTCTTAAAGATCTCAAAAAGATTTTACAAAATCAATTTGATCATACTTTATGTGTCGCTGCTGATGATCCATTGTTATCAACTTTTACTCAATTACATGATAGTGGTGGATGTGATCTACGCATTATGGATGGTGTCGGTATTGAGAAAACTGCAGAATGGTGTTTTAAATCCTCAGACAAATTCATTCGTGAAATGACATATAATCGCTGTTGGGTTACTCAAGTTGAGGTGTGGGAGCATAGTGAAAATTCAGCTCTTTATAGAGAAGAACCTACATTAGTTTCTTAAAAATATTAAAATTAAAAAATAAAGGCCATTGATTTTCTGATCAATGGCCTTTATACTTTATATTGTGAAATCTTCTCTGCCGATTGATTTGCCTCTCTTTGAAAAGCTTGTTATATACAATGCTTTATTTGATCCTTTATACTTAGAAAGTATCATCGAGCATGCAAAACCAAACTACTTTGAAAACAAAAACATCAGAACTATATTTGAAGCTTTAAGTCAATATTATTCTACCTACCATAAGATTCCTAATACCACTGAATTAAAACTACATCTGGTAGAACCAGAAAAAAGACAAGCCCTTAAGGAAGTTGTTTTATCCTTTCAAGATATAGATAAATCTTATGACAAGGATGTTTTATTAAAAAATACAGAAAGATTTTTTAGAGAAAAGGCAGTCTTCAATACAGTATTAAGAACATCTATAGAAGTACAATCTGGTCAAATAGACACCACCAAAATTCTTACAGAGTTTGAAAAGGCTTGTAGTATTAACTTATTAGAGAGTTATGGGTTTGATTATCTAGAAAATATAGATGCCCATTGTGAAGAATTACAAAAAGTATTTAAAGTAATTCCATCAGGCTGGAAATGGTTAGATGATAAAATAGGTGGAGGCTTTCTAGCGGAAGGTAAAGCTTTATATGTTTTTTATGGAGTTACTAATGTAGGTAAATCTATTTTTCTAGGCAATATAGCTACCAACATTTTAAACCAAAATAAAACTGTAGTTCTCATTTCTCTAGAAATGTCTGAACAAATATACTCCAAGCGTATTAGTTCTCAGCTATCACAGATAGCCATGAACGATCTTCCAATGCAGACGGAACCTTTGAAACAAAGTATTAACAATTATAAAAATAAGAATCAAAAGGCTAAATTAATTGTCAAAGAATTTCCACCCAAGTCTGTAACTCCTCTTCAAATTAAAGGATATTTAGAAAGATTAGTCCGTAAAGGAATTAAACCAGATGCTATTGTGTTGGACT